TAAATCGTGTCTTAATGGTGGCACGATAAGCCAATGCTGTGGCCAAATGCGTTTTACTCACCCCACTTGAACCAAACAGCACGATATTCTCGGCACGTTCAACAAATGACAAACCCGCCAATTCATGTAGCTGCGCACGCGTTGCACCAGATAAAACAATCTAAAAATAAGCTTTTTTTGGCAAAATTTACCTCATAAAAGGATCAACCTGCATAAACGTCACCTGCACCTCAATGGGAGCACCTTCACTACCGGCCAAGCTCAACACATCGGCTCCTTGTACTTCAACCAAAAATTCATCCGCGTAGGGTTGATAGTCATGGCCAGTTCTAGCAAACAAAACAACTTTGAGCTTGATCGCCGTCTGGGCGGGTGGCCTTTGCAAGCCATTGCCCAAAAACTTGGTCTTTTGAGCAGATTTCATTGCGTTCAAAATATCTGCCGACTCGGTCTCCAAAAACGTAATACGGATCTCAGGCTGTTGCTGCCCAGTAATTCGACTCACCTGAAAGCTACCAGCCTTCACACTGTCCGTATCCGTTTGAAAAACGGGTAAATCAATTTGAGTTGCCAAATGCCAAATTGCTTTTTGATCATCTAATGTTTGCCCCAACAAAGACTGCATCTCGGTGTCAAGCAGTGGGCTATTGGCTTGATACGCAGTCATCGATATCAAGTAGTGACACTTATGCAAACGACCAAAATTGATCAGACTTTGAAAATGTTGCTTTGCGTCGTATGCATCCATCCCTCCAAATAATTTGTTCAGAGAGCTGACAACAATATCTGTCTCACCTCCAGTCTCGTTATTCAGAAGCGCCATCATCAGCTCCTTCATCATCCAACGGCTCACCGTCACCATTGCCCGCCGGATCGCCGCCTTCACCCTGCCCTTGTGCTTTTGTCAAAGCAGCCGCAAGGGACTGAGCGCTGTCATAGTCCCACCCAGCGTCCTCTAATAACCTTTGAGTAGCTTGGGCATCAAGGCCAAGGTCTTTGAGTCCTGCCAAAGACTGTGTTGCCATCCCCAGTGAACCCATACGGGTTTGTCGGTTGTTTTCAGCTTCAGTGGTACTGGCTGCAATCGTGCTGAAATACTGCACTTCCCATGGTAGATCATTGGGATCAAAGCGAACGCCATGCTTAAACTGCATATGCAGTTGCATCATGTCGTTGGCATAGCCAGTCATGCCTTGGCGTTGCAGCCCTGCACGCTGCATCACCTGAGCTGATGTATGAAAAAACCCACCATCACCCATCCCACCTGACAGCATATCGGCCCATCCCACCATCGACATATCGATGCCCAGCGAGCCAAACAACCGGCGCACGGCAATCATCAAAGGCTCAGTGTTGCCTTGACCACCACTGCGTTGACCAAGGTCATTCATCGCACTCACGATCTGCTTATTGCCCCACGTGGGAAAAAACAGATATTGGGTACCATAGAGCGCCTTGCCACCACGTAAGGCTGACTCTACAAATGCACGGCTGGCGGTGAGCATGGCCTCAAGGCGTTTTTTATAGCTGCTACGGTATTCTGGTGGCATGCCTTCCATGTCTACAGTCAAATTGGCCTGTTTGACGCTATCTGCAATCTGTTGATTGGTCACTGCTGAGAGTAAAACCACCATCTTTTCCCATGCCTCTTCAGCATCATAGAGAAAAGATCCGCCTACTGGTGCGGGAATGATAGGGAGCTTATCAATCGAATCCTCTTGCAGCATTTGCCGGATCAGCCCATAGACAATTTCGGTCTGTGGTACTTCCACGGTACGAGGCATTTTGAGGCGTACCATTTGATCAGTGGTCAGCTTGGTAATTACCCGTTGGTTTTTGTCCATCTCCAACACATGAAAGCCAACCGTCCGCCCACCTTGCTCATAAGCTTGGATCCGTGGTGCTGAGGTGTACTCACTGTTGAGCACCGATACAATCCCCTTGCCTTGCTCTGGGTAAACGCGCGTGTATGCATCACCCCAGCGCACACCCGATGACATCAGCGTAAAGGCGTCAGGATTGATCAAAGACGCTACATGTTTCCCCTCTTTAGCAATCAGATCCTGTAGCTGCTTTGCACGTTGGCCTTTAACACCGCGCACCTTTTCTGAAGGCACAATAAACACGCAATCAGACTTGGATTCATGCCCACCCAGCGCAGCAGATACCAAAAGCTTTAATGCCCCTGAGATGGACGGATCCCGATACATCTGCCCCCATAGGGTATAGATATCAAGGCGGGTACGTGGCTTGGTCTGCGGGGTCTGGCCAACACCAAGCGCGTATGGCTCCATAAACTCATACTGAGGATCAATCTGAGCCATTGCCGCAGTCGGATCACCCATTTGAGTCGTAGCAGCCTGAAATACGGTTGCACTCGATCCCTGTCCACCTGCCAAAAAATAAGCCAGCCAATCAACTGCAGACATTAAGGGTTCTCCATGGGGATCGGGGACAATGTAGGTGGATAAGGTATTGGCATTAAGTGGGGGTGAGTTTTGGTAGATACGCCACCGGCAATCACATCATCCGAAGCCTCAATCCGTTGGCAATAAACTGGCCCTTCGATGGTCAGGCCATCTGGCACCACCAAGGTCATTTTGGAAAATTGCATGTGAGCTTGATCAGCAAATAATGTCAGATTTGCGTTGGCAATCAGCTCAATATTTTCCTGCCGGATTCGCCGTGTCCCTACAACGGCTGAACCGTCTTGATGGGTGCGAAAGGCAAACACCACCGGACAGCGTGGATCACCCATTTCAAAGTACACATCAACCGGTGCAGGCACACTGATCTGTAGCTCAGTGTCCTTGTCACTTTCCCCCACTGGATAGGCAAATTCGGCAGTCAGGCCACGATCTGCCCCATCGGTAATCCCCTCGATGTACACCTCACCGGTGCGCTTGGCTGCGTCGTAGCTCACCAGTGTGGCTGGCCAGAATCCGTAGAGTTTTGGGTTCATGCACCAATCTCCGACAGCCATAGTTTGCTGGCAAACACTGGATTGCCGCCCATTGGTGCGGTATCGGTGCGATGCAATGCGGTAAGGATGGCAAAACGCCGCTCGCCGATCAGTACCGAGCGTCCGGCTTGCCATTCGTAATTAAGTGGGCGCTGTAGGGTGGCCTTGGTCACTAAAACGGTTTTTAGGTTTTGGATTTGCCGATGATCTACGCGCGCGTGGTAGATCACTGGGCGGGCATTGACCCCATCATCGGATCGTACAGCGCTGTTATCACTGGCTGTCGACACCACATCAGGGATGGTGGCGGTCACCACCGCTTGATTGCTCACCCATACCACATCAGACGGATCAAACGCGGCAACAGGATCAAGCTTAAATAACTGATCCAATCGCAGCACTGATAGACCGGTCGGCGTATAGCGTAAGCATGCCGCCTCCAGCTGGAGCGCCTTGGCAATTTCATAGGTGGGGATTTGCCCCTTCAGGCATACAAAATCAGGCAGTGGGATATCTTCGGCAAACACCACCGCAGCCCCACACGCGCGGTAAGCTTCAGCAAAACTGGTAGCTTGTAGAATCACCGCATTGGCTGTTGGGTATAGCAACCGTTCACAACCTTGCAGTACCGCGATGACCTTGATGGCACCGAGCGCCATGCCGTCTTGCAACAACTGGCTGCGGTAATCTTCGGTTTTCACAATGGTGAGCGGCCAATCATTCATCCAAATTTTGGCATGATCAACCAAACGCTTGGACAGATCGGCTGTACGCTTCACCACCAATTCCAGCGATACCGGCACCGGTACAAGGTCGGTGCGTAGGCGGGTTGACAGCAGCTCATGCCCTGCGACGCTGTGACCATCTTCAAAAAGGATCTGCATTCAACCAATCCTCCACAGCAAGGACTTGTTGCTGCTGCATGGATCGCACTGAAGGCAAAATATCCCCTGCAATCGTCACATCGAAGCAGCCCTCCATAAACGCATTACGCGGGATATCTGCCTCAAGCTGTGCTTTGATCGCTTTGGCGTCTTGTGCCGTCATTCCCCACGGCTCTATGCCCATGCCGCGTACTGCTTCCATACGGATGGCTTGCAGCTCATCACAATAAGCGCGTGCCAATGGTTTGATACTGGTGTACTCAAAGGCCGTCAGGGTGAGCTGATCAAGCATGACCTGTTGACCTTGAGTCAGGACACGCTGGGCGGAAAAAGTCGTCCAACTCGCCCAAAACCGGATGGCTTTGAGCGTGTATTTCTCTACATCGTCGAGCTCAAGCGAATAACCCGCCTCACATAACTCTTCGTGGATCTCAGCCGCCAGATCTAAGGCTGTGCCAACCTGTACCGCAACAGGTTGGCCATCTACTGCGCCGATCACCGTATCTAAGGGCTGAGTCATGGCTTAACGTCCCAACAGACCTTTAATA